CACTCACAGAAGACAACATAATAGGCGGTATAACAGTTCAGAGTAAAAACAAAAATTCACGATATAACAGGGTAATTGTGAACTTTATAAACCCAAGCAAGAATTATCAGTCAGACACAGCACAGTTTCCACCAGTAGACGAAACAGGAATAGCGTCAGCAGACCAACACGCAACAATGAAAACCGCTGATGGTGGTCTTTTACTAGAGGGCAGATTTGACTTTTCTATGTTTACAAGTCCATACCAAGCACAAGAAATGGCAGAAATAATATTAAGACGTTCACGAACTAGCCTTGATATATCACTAAAAGCGGATGCCACAGCATTAGACCTAGCCATAGGGGATATAGTAAACGTAACCCATGCCACCCCTGCTTTCTCAGCAAAACCTTTTAGAGTACAGGGAATGTCAATAAACACAGACCACACAGTAAGTTTAAAGTGTTCAGAGCATCAAGATAGTTTCTATACATTCGGTACACAACAAGAAGTGGCAACAATACCAGATACAACGCTTCCTAATCCTTTTTCAGTTCAACCCCCTGCAAGTATCACGCTAGGAGATGAATTAGTAGAATATGCAGATGGAATTGTTATCACCAGAATGTTAATTACTATTGGAGCGTCTACAGACCTTTTTGTTGATAATTACGAGGTGCAAATAAAGCAGACATTAGACCCAGATGGAAACGCTGTTAGTGATTCGTTTAGAGAAATAGCAGTCGGAAAAATACTAGAATACCAACATCTGAACGTGATTGATGGTGCAACGTATCAAGTTAGAGTTAGAGCATTAAATACCATAGGCTCTAAGAGTACGTTTATCTCAACAACTAGGGCGATAGTAGGGGGTGTTGAACCGCCAAGTAATGTAGAAGACTTTGGGGTTGAACTACACGGACAAGACCATCTAAAGCTAACATGGACTCCACCTTTTGCTAATAGTGATTTAGATATATCCTTTTATGAAATACGCTATCAAAATGTTACAACTGGTGCTAATTGGCTAAACTCTACAAATCTTGTTAGATGCCCTAGAAGAAAATGCGATAATGCTGTAGTACCTGCTAGAGTCGGTTCATATCTTATAAAAGCAGTAGATAAAAACGGCAATACATCGGCAGAAGCCACAATCGTCACGACTAATATTTCAGCTATACAAGCCTATAAACAAATATCAACTTTTACAGAAACACCCAATATTTTCACAGCTTTAGACCAGATGGACACTTCTTTCCCTTTAGCTGTAAAGATAGATGCTTCTGGTGATACAGTTTTAGCGTTGGATACAGTTACTAATTTTGACGATACAGTAGGGAACTTTGATAGTGTGGTGGGGGATTTTGAATTAGGGGGAACAGATACAACGTCAAACCCAAACTTTAATAATTCAAACAGAGATGCAAAAGGGTTCTTTAATTTTAGTAATTCGCTTTCACTCACACAAATATTTGATGGGAATATAGAACCAACAATAACCCTAGACGCTGAAAACCCTTACGACTTATTTGATAGTGGTCGAGGGTCTTTATTATTTGATGAAGCGAAAGCACCATTTGACGGAACGGAACAAATACACGCTTTTCATAGAGTACAGATAGCAACTTCCACAACATCTTTAGCAGATTGCACAAGCTTCCAAGATATAACACAGTCAGCAACATTCAAATTTAAGTTTGCAAAGTTTCGTTTAAAGTTGTCAAATGATGACGCCCAAACATCTAGTAATGTTAAAAATATTGTGATTAAATTAAATATGGAAGAAAGAACGTTTGCGGAGAGTAATTTGGCAACATCAAGCGGTAGCAAAACAGTAACCTTTACAAACCCATTTGTTGAAATACCTGCGGTTGGTGTTTCCGCACAAAATATGGCTACTGGTGATGTTTTCACAATAAGTTCCAAGACAGTTAGTGGGTTCACAATAGCGTTTGCAAACTCTAGTGGGGGTGCAGTCGATAGAACCTTTGATTACATCGCAAAGGGTTTTGGGTTGCAAAGTTAACAGGAAAAAGGTATAAAAAATCATGGCACAGGTTTCAGATGTAAGTTTAGCAAATCAAGGTTTTAGTTCTTTTCGAACTGAATTGAATAATATCCTAACGGCATTTAATACTTTACATTCGGGAAGTTCCGCACCTAGTTCAGTCACTACAGGCACAATGTGGGTGGATACTGGAACAAGTGGCTTTCTAAAAGTAAAAATTAACGATGGTTCAGATAACATTGAGTTGTTTTCAATAAATATAACTAGCAATGCAATAACAAGCACAATGTCGGTAACTGGTACAATATCAGAAACTGACCCTAATGCTTTACCTTTAGCGATTGCTCTAGGATAGGGAGTAGACTATGGCTAACACATTTAAGGTAAAAACCAACGGAGCAATGCCTGCATCGGCAGGAACGCCATTAACGCTATATACTGGAAAATCGTCAACTACCACAGTCATAATAGGCTTATTGCTTTGTAATATACACACTTCAGCGGTCACAGTAGATGTACAGCTAGTTTCAGACACAAGCGACACAGAAACAAATGAAACAGTTTTATTGGCAAAAGATGTAAGCATACCAAACGGCTCAACCCTAGAACTACTCACAGGGGGTAAGGTGGTAATGCAAGCCACAGACGTTTTAAAGATTGATTGTAGTGTCACAGCAAAGATAGACGCTACACTTAGCATATTAGAGATAACATAAGGGGAAACAATGCCATTTATAGGAGTACAACCTGCAATAGTTCCACTTACATCATCAGATATTGCAGATGGTCAGATTACAACCGCAAAGATAGCAGATACAGCCGTTACAACCGCAAAAGTTGCTGATGATGCAGTAGGCAATACAAAATTAGATTTAACCGCAAATTATGCCTTTACTGGTACAATAACTGGTACTAAAGGAATGACTTTAATATTAGATGCAACTATATCAAGTGCTGTTTCAGAATATGACATTTCATCCACTTATATAAACTCAACATACGATAATTATTATTTAGATGCTTCACTACTCCCTGCTACAGATAATGTTGTTGGGCAATTATTTCCTATGGTTAGTGGAAGCGTTTTAAGTTCTGGTGTATCTTATGCAACTTATGGACACGAAAGTGGTCAGATTAGAGGTCACAACTTTACAAATGTAAGACTATCTTATACTGCTTCAGGAAATGCTTCAGGAGAACATATAATTCTAAATGGATTTCTACAAAACGTAAACAGTACAGCCATTCCTTTTGCTTTTTCGGGTTATTCAAATATGGTTCATACAGATGGTCTGCATGAAGGAAATAGTGTTACTGGAGCATTGGATGCAGGCAGTCGTGCATCTGTTGTAAATGGAATAAGGCTTAATTTTACAAGTGGGAACATAGCGAGTGGAACAGTAAAACTATATGGGATTAAAGATTAATATGGCTAACGAATACAAAATGATAGACGATAAGTTAGTACAACTAACAGATGCTGAACAAAAAGAATTTGATGATAGAAATAAAGCTTGGGCAGATGGACAAGCTGATAGAGATTTAGATGAACTTAGGGAAAAAAGAAATACTTTATTATCTGAAACAGATTGGACAGCATTAGGTGATGTAACCATGTCGGATAAAATGAAATTGTACAGACAAGAGCTTAGAGATATCACAAAAACGTTTCAAAGTATGAGTGATAAAGATTTTAAGTTCCCAGATAAACCAGAGAGTTAAAACATGGCATATATAGGCAAATCACCCCAAGTTGGCAACTATATCAAGCTAGATGCGATAACAACATCAAGCACCAACACCTATAATCTTCTAAATGGTGGGGTGGCATTTGTTCCAGAATCAGCTTTACATATGTTGGTTTCTTTGAATGGTGTTATGCAAGCACCCCTTACCGCCTATTCAGTTTCTGGTTCTACAATCACATTCTTACCTTCAAGCGGTACACTATCATCAAGCGATACAATAGATTTTATTGTTGTACTAGGAAACACGCTAGACATAGGAACGCCAAGTGATAGCACAGTAACAAACGCAAAGACTAACTTTGTATCCACTTCATCAAGTGCAGGGTTGTCTATAAAAGGCGATGGCACTACGGACGGAACACTACAGCTAAATTGTTCACAAAACTCACATGGGGTTAAGTTAGCTTCACCTGCACATTCGGCAGGGCAGTCATACACTCTAAAGCTTCATACAGGCAATCTAACCGCAGGGAACGTATTAAAGATAAATTCTATTAGTGGATCTGGTACAACCG